ACATCATCGACATCCCATTGCGAAGGGCCGTAGGACGCTGAATTTGTCTGATAAACGCCATACGCGAGCGCCTTATTGAGGCGAAGGCGGCGAATCTTTCCGGTATCGCACGTACCGATCTTCAGATTCGTATAATGCCCCTCGATCCACAAATCTTCGAGCAGTGAGTCGTCGGTCGTGCCAAGGAACTCGACGCCAAGCGCGTTAGCTCCAGGCGTTCCCGTGCGGCTAATCTTGAATCCGGATAGACCGTATCCACCGACACCGCTCGCCAGGGTGATAGCCGATGCTGTCGTCGATACAATGCGGATTTCACAACGGTTCCAGCCAGCGCCCTTCATTCGCTGATTGGCGACAGACATGGCGATTGCCGAGCTAACGTTATACAGACCAGGCTCGAAATTTATCTCTGCGCACCCTGACGCAAGAGCGTCGGCGAAATTGGCGGACAAGTCGTCAGAGTTCGTTCGGGCGCGGATACCGGAAATCTTGCTCTTCGGAATAAACCGAAAGAAGCTAACCGGAAGACCATTTGCAATGTCTGATATCGTCTTAAGGTATGCCGGTGCGATGCTGTCGTAAAAACCGACCAGTGCAGCGCCCTTGCCTGCATCATTATTTACGGCGATGTCAGACACCAGTTTTTGGCTTCCATCAGGTGCCGATATACCGATAAAGCTTGCTCCGTCTTCAGAAGCGAGAGCTACAGAAAGAAGCTCATTGTCCACCGGAGGGAAATTCTTAAATCCTGTTCCGTCCTCATTCCAGCCGATAACGTTGTTCGCAGCAGGCGCAGGAAGCACGCCAGAAGCCGACGAAATCGGCGCCCGGACGCATAGCCCGAGCTTCAACGCAAGGGACTGCATGGCCAGCCATAGCCGATCAAATTCTCTGTCGACCGTGTCGGCATTGAAATCGCCAAACTGTTGGTAATCCTCGGTTCTGTTCAGTTCGGAGTCGAGATAGCGCAGCACCTTGACGCCGTTGGCTGGGGGAACCGAAAAGACGATATCACCGCCGTTTGCGTCTCCGACGCCGGTTACTGTAAAACCGGTCGTCGTGGCAACGCCATCTAGTTCGACGGCCAGATCGTCGGCCGATGCAATCATGAACTGGTATGGGAAGGAGGTCGTCACGCCGTTGGCGTCCGACTCGTTGAATAGCGTGGCTTGGGCGGGGACGGGCATGGGGCAACCTCGATATCAGATTGCCGGCAAGTGTCATTCCGACCGCCAAACGGTTTCCCGACTACCTCTCGAAGACGACCTCGTGCACGCCTGAATTGGTCCGCCAGTGGTGATTCTTCGGCGTCGGATCGCTGTCGCGCTGAACGACATTGATACGCTGCGGCGCGTCGGAAATCGCCCCGGCCCCGGCGTCGATGTAGTCGTCTGCCTGGTTCTTGGTTTCCGGGTTGAAATCCTTCATCTGATCCCAGAACTCGCCGTCGAGGACAGAGGTATGCGCCCACAGCATGCCCGAGGACATAGGCCCCTCGTAGGCTTCCAGAATGCGCTTGTTCTTGTTGGCGACGGCCGTCTCTTCGGCCACCCCGCAGATCAGCCGGCGCTGCTTGAGCGCGGCCTTCAATACCGCCGGAGCGAAGCCGCCGATGCCGTTGGTCTCGATGACCACGCGGGGGATATGGAACTGCTCGACAAGATCGCAAATCTGCCACACCTGGCCGCCGATGATGCGCTTGCCGTCCTCGGCGAACTCGGCCACGTCGCCGACCAGTTGCTGAGTGCGGTGCAGGTAGTGCCGGCCGTGTTCATCCTGCAGATCAATCGCGAAGGCCGATACGTCGCTGTTGAGTTTCCCGGATGATGGATCCCAGCGCGCAGTCATGCCGGCGATCTTGACGCTTCCGAGGTACATGCTTGCCGTCTTGTTGGCGTAGCGGATGACCGGCTCGACGGCGTAGGGGATGATGCGCGCTGGATCGAGTCTGCATTGCGACACGGGCTTCGAATGGAGCTGATACTGAGAATCCCATTCATTGATCGTGCGCGTTTCCCGGCGCCGCTTTTCCAGTTCGGCGCGGTCAAACCGTTCTGGCCATGCACTTTCGGAATAGCAGTCGATCAAAGTCCCTGGAGGCTTTGAAAACTCAAGCCCTGATTTAGACAGACGATAGTCGACGCCTTCTTGAAGGAGCTTCGATTCTTTGCCAATCCCGGAGAAAACGAACACCGGGCGGAACGGCAGCGCGTAAAACAATGACGTCGCATGCTCGATACGGAACTCATGCTCGAACATGCGAATAGTTAGGCAGTCAGCGCCCATCTTTTCCATTTCGTCGTAAAGGGAATCATGTGTGTGTGGCGTGCCGATGTAGAGCTTTGTCCCACCGGGAACAAGAATATGCGTCTGTTCGCCCAGCCGGTAGCGCAATGTTTCCCGCGCCTCTGGCGTGCGGATGTTGCGCGGCACCTCGACGTCATCGTTCTGTACCTCATCGGCGCGCGATGACGTGATGTTCGACATGATCCCGGCGGCCTGCATGCTCGGGTTTCGCTCGTCGTCATTGCCAGGAACCCACCAGAACGACGACTCGCCGCGAATCATCAAGTGCCGTGTCATCGGGTGCTTGGTCAAGACGCGCTTGGTGTCTCTGCTTGTCTTGTAAGCCGTTCCGTCCTGGTCGCCCTGGTGGAGAATTCGCAGCGCCTGGTTTTCCTTGTAGCGCCACGCATTGTAGATAGCCAGGATGGTGGATTTGCTGAAACCGCGAAAACACCGCATCACTGCTACCGGCCCCTTGGTGGCAAGCCATATGCACGCGCGGATATGAATTTCCGGCACCTTCCAGCCCATGCGGTCAGCCCAGCACAGGAAGAAGGCGAGGAAAGATTCAGCCCTTGCTTGTTGCTCTGGCGATAACTGCATTCACCATGTCCTTGGCTTGCTTTTCGAAACGCGTTATTTCCTGATCGGCATCATCCTCTGGAACCTTATCGCTAAGGTTTCTGGCATCCCTGTCACGAAGATCAAGAACCCTGGCCAGGAGCGTTCCTGTCTGGATTGCGTTCTTCTTGTCCCAGTAACGATTGCCACGCTTTTTATCGTCAAGTTCCGCAAGCGGAATGCCAGCGCCGTTCCAGTTTCCTGGTTCGGCTTCTTCCATGAAGACGTCGCCGATTTTCTCGGCGAGTTCTTGCAAGCGGTCGATTTGATCTTGTCTCATATCATCCTCCAATGGCCTGCGACATATCCGGCGCCCGTTTCGGGATAACTTCTCCTGGCTCCCAATAATAATCTTGACGCCAATCTTTCATTGCCCGATCTTTCATGCGCCCGAGGTAGCCTGGGTTTACCGCTTCTTGCGCGTTGTGCAGCACCCAATGCTCCCAGGCTCCGCGCGCCTGCCACAAGCTGACGTATGGAAGTTGCGAATTTCCCCATCGGATCGCCTCGCCGGCGGCGTGCGTGTCCTTGCCCTTGGCGGCCTCCCAAGCATTGGTCAGCAGCAGATCGCCGGCCAGACCGGCCACCGCCCCACCAGACGGTCCAAGCAATACCCCGCCAGCCTGCTCGAAGTTGTTGCCGCGCTGCTCGGTCGGGTCTTTGGTGATGAAGTCTCCGACGTAGCCCAGGCCGCCGCCCTGCCCCATGGCCTTGGCCCAGAACTTCGGCTCGGTCATGTCGTAAGGGTCTTTGCCCTGGAGGATGGCCTTCTCCTGCAGCACGATGGCGCCCAGCATCATCAGCGAGACATTCAGGCCGGCAAACACCGCCATGCGGTTGATCGCCGCTCCGGTCTCGGTCTGCGCGCCGAACCCGGCCGGGGCGCCTTCCATGCCCTGCGGGGTATCGAACAACCGCCCCCAGTGCCGGGTGATCATCGCCGTCGGGAAGCTCTTGAACTGCATGAATGAGCGCATGGCCTCGCCGCGAAGGGTTCCGGCCGGGAGCCCGCCACCGGTCGCAATAGCCCGGGTCGCCATGTCCGGATTGATGACCGCGAACTGCGCCTCGTCGGAGACGAAGGCCATCCACTTGGTAGCGGCCGTCTGCGCGCCGTCGTCTCCGGTCGCGAGGATGCCGTCCCGCGTCAGGAACTTCGACCCGCCGTGTTCGGTCGCTTCGGCCTTGGTGATGATGGCCCAGTCCTGCTCGGTGATGCCCTTGCGCTCCATCAGGAAGCGGTCCCACTCGTCGAGCTGGGACCATCCCTTGCCGAGCTTCTTCGCGAAGCCCTGCATCATCGTGGCCGAGAAGGCATTGCGCAGGCCATCGGTCCAGGCATTCATGAACGACAGCTTCATGACGCTGTTCGCCACCTTGCCGGTCAGGCCGTTTGTCATGTGGTCGCCGGTCCAGCGGTTCATGGTGCTGGTCAGCGATTCAGCGATGACGCCATGCGCCTTCAAAAAGGCCCGGTGATCCTTGTCCAGATTCCTGCCGAGGTTCTTCAGCATGTCGAAGTACGGCAGCCGGTCGTAGTGCAGTGTCGCGGCGATAGTGCCGACGTCCGTCAGCGAGGTCACCACGGCGCTGCCGAGCTTGGCTGCAGTCTGGATGTTGCGCACGTCCTGCCCGACCTGGGCGACAAATGCGTTCTCCGGGCTTGACGTTTTCCCGGTCAGGATGTCCCAGCGGGCCTGCGGGGTGTTGCCCCATGAACGGTTTGCCACCGTGCCGCGCCCGTCCGCGCGCTCGGCGATGTCAGCCTGCACACGGAACGTCTGGTCAGGATTCGGGCCGTAGCGCTCGACCAGACCGATATTCCGCGCCATCGCGCCGACGTGGCCCATCATCGAGTCATAGAGCGAACCCTCGCCGAACTCTCCCATGTAGGCCATCCACGCATCGCCGTCCTTGAAGTGCAGAACCCGGCTTTCGCTGCCACGGTTCGCCCTGGCGCCGGCCCCCTTGAACTGCCCCGGCTCGGTCTTGTTCGCGCCATCGCTGGCCAGTGTCTCGTGCGCCGCCTTGACGATGGCCGCCACCTGCTGCGTCGTCATCATCGACCCGTCTTCGTTCAGGTACCGGCGACGGTCGAGCAGCGGGACGATCTTTTCGGCGAACTGGTCCGCCGTCACGCCACGCACGCGGACAGAATCAACGGCCTGCCCCAGATAGCCATAGTCGAGCCGGCCAACGTCGCCGCCTGCCGCATTGAAGCGCACGCGCATCCGTTCGATCGTGTCGAGCCATGCCCGGGCGCCGGCCTGCGCCACGCGGTTACCGGTCGATCCGTCGGCCCCCTTGAACACCTCGCGCACCACGTCGGCGGTCATGGCCGGGTTGTCGAGGTTGAAGATCCGCATCCCGAGGTTGCGCAGCAGTCCGGTGCCGTCCTTATTGCCGGCAGCGTCCAGCATGTCGCCAAGCGTCGAAACGGCATCGTCATGGACGGCATGCACGTAGTTCTGCGAGGTCTCGATCTCGCGGGCGAGCGCCTGGGACTGCGTCACCTTCTGGGCGGATACCCGTTTCATGTCGGCGATGCGGGTCGCGGTCTCGGCGGACTTGATCGCCTGCATGCCGGCCAGCATTTCCTTGCGGGCGGCAGTGGCCTGAATGTCCTGCATTGCTGCCGTGGCGGCTTCGGCGATACGCTGATCCCTGCTTTTCGCCTGCCACCCTTCCGGATCGAGTCGCGCAAGCTCGCGCATCTTCCCGCTGATGGCGTCGTCGATAGCCTGAATTTTCGATGCCGAGAGCTTCCGCCCCCCGGCTGCGGCCTGAACCTTTTTGATACAGTCTGCGTGCATATGCGCCCCGTCTATGACTTCGTGATGATGTTTCCGGAATGGCTACGGTTCCCCGTGGCCATCGCGATGCTCGTCTCGGTCGTGCCGATCGCCGGGCTCGTCACCTTCGGGAACTG